CAACATCCTAAGTCGTTTCCGTAGAGCCAACCAAGGTCGACTATTAGAAGGCGATACTGCACAATTAGTTGAAGACACTAACGCCTACTACGCGACAGCACAAAAAACTTTAAAGAGTTTAAGCACTAATCGTGGATATACCGCTTATTTTGAAAGTTGGAATCCAGCAGAGGTTACCGAAGAAGAAGTGGTAATTGAAGGATTAAAACATTTGTTTGTGACACAGAGCATAGACACAAGAATTGAGCAAGCATTACCCCTGCTGGCTCGCATACAACAACAAGGAAAAGCCATGAAAGAAGCTAACATATTTGAAGCATGGGCAGAACGCCTATTAGAAGGAACATGGCAGTTGCCAGACACTCCGGAAAAACAAACAGACTTAATTGAGTTAATGAGCATCGAGCAACCAGTTGGCGCCGATGCTACTAACATCACAGAACAACTGTATGGCTTGTTAGGCGATGATCATTTGTTTGATCAGTTAGAGGAATTAGCCGAGCGTGATGCCAATGCTGATGCTCGCCAAGTTATTTTTGACCGCATGCAAGAACTAAGTGATCATCCAGATGTGTTGAAAGTTATTGAGCAATTAAACATTGATCCTACTGCTGAAATGAATCCTCCCGAAGGCACTCCTGCCGATTTGTCAGCGACACCTCCTGAGCCAAGTGCTCAAGTTCCGGGCGGTCAAGGTAACATCAATCGATTGGCAGAAAGCCGAGGCACATTACGGGCTCTTCGCCGGGCTGCCGGTCTACTTAAAGAAAATGTATTAGTGGATGATACAGGTTCGACATTCCAACACATTCTTGACACATACAAGCGTGATGTTAAAGACTTTGAAGAAAATGACGAAATGAGTCAAGAACTGCATGATGCATTGTATGACTACTACTTCGATGACATGCCATACGGTGTTCAAAAAGCTCGCACTGGCGACCCGTATGAATGGGTAGCCGACCGTTTTGCCGCAGACTTGGGCCATCCTGGCGCCGGATTTAATAGCCCCGGTGTTCCAGACGAAGACTACGGTCTTGAGCGTGAAAGCGTTATGCACGGTGACTATGCTGAAGAAGCTCGCGATCCACATAGTGTAGACGGCGGAATGAAAAATCCGTTAATCCAGGACGAAGATGAGGTCGACGAAGAAATATCAGATGAAATTAAAGCAATGGGCCGCAATATCATGGCAGGTCCTGGTCCTGGCACGATCGAACTCACGGGAGCTTATGGATCTCCTGCAGCTATAGAAATGGGTAAAAATATTTTAGGTTGGCCAGGCGAAGTTAGCACAACCCCGGTGCCTGGTGCAAAACCTGGTGCTCCTGCTATGAAAGATATGGGCTCAGTAGTTCCGGCTAATCCTACAGCATTACCTAAACCAACAGGTAGTAGTGGCGGCACCGGTGCAGATTTACCTAAAGGTATGTTAGGCGGTCCTACAACACCGGTGAATGAAAAAGAAAGCCCACTAGCTGGACAGTACGGACACAGTGGCAAAATGAAAGAGGTTGGAAAAGAAACATCATTCCTAGATCGCCTAAAAGAACTTTCTGGAATGGTCCGCCACTAATTCAACAATTAGAACAACCGCGAGATAAATATACTTGACGCTGACAAATAAAGCGTGTACACTACACAAGTGAATACGCTTTTTTCTTTTGTATCACAGGCAACTTAACCTTATTGGTAGTAAACACTGACAGCAGAGTGTATAATCAGCTGTAAGGCAACTATTTAAATCATGTATTTAAATCAACATTTTAATCAACTTAGAAAGGCAACATAAAATGGCTAGTCTCTCAGAAATTCGTGCTCGTTTAGCACAATCAGAAAACAAACAAGGTGGACAATCACAATTCAGCGGTGATAATGCAATTTACCCACATTGGTCCATGGATGAAGGTTCTTCAGCAACATTACGATTCCTCCCAGACGGTAATACAAAAAATACATTCTTTTGGCAAGAGCGAGCTCAAATTCGACTCCCGTTCAACGGAATCAAAGGCGAGATGGAATCTAAACAAGTCATCGTGCCTGTTCCTTGCGTAGAAATGTATGGCGAAGTTTGCCCAGTTCTTACAGAAGTTCGCACTTGGTTCAAAGACAAGAGTCTTGAAGAAATGGGTCGTAAGTATTGGAAAAAACGTTCATACATTTTCCAAGGCTTTGTTCGTGAAAACCCAATTGGTGACGACAAGGCTCCAGCAAATCCCATCAGAAGATTTATTATCGGACCACAAATCTTTACCTTGATCAAAGGTGCATTGATGGATCCAGAATTGGAAGAATTGCCAACAGATTTACTGCGTGGCCTAGACTTCCGTATTAGCAAGACTGCCAAAGGTGGCTTTGCTGACTACTCTAGTTCTAAGTGGGCTCGCAAAGAATCAGCACTTACAGAAGCTGAACAAGCGGCAATCGCCGAACACGGGTTGTTTGATCTTTCAACATTCTTGCCTAAGAAACCAGGCGAAGTTGAGCTCAAGGTTATTAAAGAAATGTTTGAAGCGTCAGTTGATGGTCAGAGTTACGACACAGAGCGTTGGGGTCAGTATTTCCGCCCAGCAGGTGTTAATGCTCCGGCAGGTGCGGCTACACCAGCACCAGCAGTAACCGATGTTGATGATGTTCCTGCAGCTAAACCGGCTCCGGTAGCTTCAAGTTTTGATGATGAGGAACCAGCAGTTGCGGCAGCACCTGTTACGGCTAAACCATCGTCAGATAAAGCTCAAGATATTTTAGCAATGATCAGGGCCCGTCAAAAAGCCTAAGTAATGTTATCGCATTTAGATCGCATTATATTTCCAGACCGCTGTGAGGTAATAGAAGTTATACCGTCACAGCGGTATGTCTATCCTATTTTTAAAAATGGTAGATCAAGTTTATCTGAGGCTGCCGACAAGAATAATTGGCGGATTAGAATAAATAATCAAATTAAAAAAATTGATAGTATCGATGTAATTTTAAGAGATCCGCAAGACCGGTTAATTTCTGGAATCAATACCTTTATTCAAATGATCATTAGAGATAATCCGAGTCTCGATAAAAATACCGTGCAATGGTTCGCTCAAAATTATTTATATTTAAATCGGCACTACTGTTCACAGTTTGTTTGGTTGGTAAATTTAGCAAGATATTTAAATATTGATGCAAAATTAAATTTCCTATCAATGGCTGATATTAATACAATTACTATACTTAATAAACAACCGGTAGCTATATCTGCTACTAATGAGTTAGTTGCACAAATTAATCAAATACAAAATAATGAAATGTATCAACGAATCGACACAGTTATATTTAATTCTATTGGTCAATCAATGACCTTTAGAGAATTAATACAACATATTAAAAATACCGATCTAGCAGCTCACGAATATGTGATTGGGTATGCACAACAAATTTTAAAGCCAATTAATGCATTGTCCTAGACTAGATCACTTTGTTCGCTTTAATCACAACGGTACAGTTAGTCGGTGTGGACACATGGTCAATCCACCTGAGTTTGACTCATTGTTGGACATGGAATCGAGTATATGGTTGGCAAAAACCAAAGAAAAGATGTCAAACAATCACTGGCCCACGGAATGTGTCAGATGTCACCAAACCGAACCCGATAGCATAAGAGAGTATGCTATAAAATTAAATAATCAAACAGCACAGCAAGATTATCTACAAGTAGGGGGTGTATTAGATAATTTATGTAATGCCGCTTGTCAAACTTGTAATGAAAATTTAAGTAGTAGAATAGGTAGTCTAAATGGTCCTGGATTTCCAATAATTAATAATCTCGGTCAATTTTATAATTTGCCACAAGAGCGAATTGTCCACTTAGATGTCAACGGCGGCGAACCTAGTTATAGTAAAAACTATAAGAAAATTTTATCTAACTTACCACCCAATTTAAAAACACTTAGACTGAATACAAATTGTAGCACAGTATTAACTGAGTTAGTTAATATAGCCAATCAAGGCATTGAAGTTACCGTTACAGTTAGTTGTGACGGAATAGGATCAGTTCATGATTTTGTGCGTTGGCCAATACCATGGCAAGACTTTTATAATAATTTAATGACTTATAAAACAATGCCAGTAAACTTAAATTTATGGACAACAGTTAGTATTTTAAATGTCGACGATTTACCTAATATTCAAAAGTTTGCCCAAGAGCATAATATTGATCACAGTTACGCCTATTTAAAATCGCCATTTGAGTTGAGTGTCGATAATACTGATGCTGGTGCCAGAGAAGCATACATACAAAAACAAAAACAACTTAGGGGTATATTATGAATACAAATATATTTAAACCGTATCTAGAATTGAAATGCGATAATCTAGAAGTAATATCGGCTAACATTTACAAATTTTTACAAACCGAAACAGAATTAACAACCAACGGTGCACTTGGTTGGCAATTTATTGACTGTAAAAAATTATTAAAAATGAATACAGAATTATTAAAATTTTTTATAGGGCATAAACTAGCACCAAAAGATGCAGCAGTTGTAATTTTAACAGAAACAGGACAACTTCCGTTACATATGGATGAATTACCAGTGACAGCAAAAATTAATATGCCGGTAATTAATACTAGCGGCTGGGTAAACCAATGGTATTCGATCAGCGAGGATGATTTAATAGATTGCCCAACGGTAATTAATCGATTCGGTAACAGTGTTGAGGATTTAACAAATTTGCCAGCAGAAGCATTTACTCTGATAGCTGAAATACATAATTTAGATAAAGTAATAGCATTTAATTCAAGGATTCCTCATGTTGTAAACAAAACTACAGCCACTATAACTCCTCGGATTATAGCTACTTTTACATTTCATAATGAACCACTGGAGTTATTAAAATAAAAATTGCAATCACCGGGCATACTGCTGGTATTGGGGAAGCTCTTGCCCGGGCATATAGTATTGATGGTCACGAAATTGTTGGATTGAGCAACCGCGAAGGCAATAATATTCGTAACACACTTAAAATTTGTAACCAAATTGAACCATGCGATGTTTTTGTTAATAACGCACAAGCTGGATATGCACAAACAGAATTATTATTCGAAATGGTCACTCGCTGGCAAGGAACAAAAAAACATATTATTGTAATTAGCACTATGATGACACAAGAACCAGTATCATCAATTTCCGAATTAGTTACGGATCATTATCGTGTGCAAAAAGTTGCCTTAGAAGAAGCAGTGCATCAAATACGACATCGCCGACTTGGAGTAACAATTACTAT